CATTGGGTAGCCGAGTCGAATGCCCTTGGCGTTCCAAGCGGCCATCATGGAGTCGAGGTCACGCAAAGCGTCCTGCAACTGTTCAGGCTGGAGATCGAAGACGTACGACGCCAGGCCTATCTTTCCGAAAGCCTTCTCGACAAAGTTTCTCTTCGTCCAGCCCATGGTTATTCACTCCGCTCAGCAAGCGCTGCTTCGATCTTTTCGGCCAGGGCTTTGTCAGTGGTCCGACCATCGAACTTGATGCCCAGCTCAACCGCCTTGATGGCCATTTCTTCGCGGGTCGGTGCCGAGGTGTCCTCGACGTCGTTCGCCACGCCAGCAATGGCCTCAGGGAGCGTCAGGAACCAGCCGCAAGATAGAGCCAGAAGCAACCCAGCAGAATCGCTAACGCCAGCATAATCATATGTACCTCCAGCCCGGTGGTGGTTGCCAGGGCAACGATAGACGATTGTAGGAAAAGTCATTTCTTGACCTTCTTCTTTTTGGCCTTTCCGGCCTTGCTCAATGCGATGGCAACAGCTTGGTCTTGTGGTTTGCCCGCTGCAATCTCTTTCTTGATGTTCGAGCTGATGACTTTCTGTGATTTACCAGGCTTCAGCGGCATTTAGCTCACCCTGTATGTGATGTACGTACTTGCGGCGGTCTTGCGCGTCCTGAAGTAGCCTGACGTGCCAGAGCTTACGGCGGCATTGCCTACAAACGAATGGCCTGCCGATGCAGTGACAGTGTACCCAAATAAGCCGGCTGCAATCACGCACCAATCGAATGCGTCATCGGGCCGGAACTCACTGACTGCTTCGATTGCGGCGCCAGTTGGTAGAGAACAGCTGATTCCGAGCAATGAGTTCGACGTGATGATCCCATTGCCAAGCGCATCAGTAGGGATCGCGCCACCGGCGTTCATGACTATCGGTGCACGCTGGACAATGTTGCTGATCATGTTCGGAATGACAGGCGCTGCGCCAATCGTGAACATGGCCGGCAGCTGTCCCGTAGCGATCAGGATGCTAGCGCCGCCAGCGAATGGACCGAAGGACTGCTGAGAGTTTGAAACTGTGCCAAGCAGCGATTGATTCCCGCTGATGACCTGGAAGACTTGAGCGACCGCCTGCGTATAGACGGTGATGCTCTGCGATGCAGGAACTGAGACCGTTAGACTGGACATCGCCATTACGCTGGGCATCGGATCAGCTCCTTGAACGGATGACCCGGGCGGCGAACGCCCGGGCCGGCCGGTTACGACAGGCGGTAGGTGATGAACGTCTCAGCAGCTGTCTTGCGGGTGCGGAACAGGCCAGAGGTAGCGGTGGCCACCACGCCAGAACCGACAACAGTGTGGCCAGATGCAGCAGCGGTCACAGTGAAGGCGTTCGCACCAGTAGCGATGACAGACCAGTCAACAGAATCACCGATTGCCCATTGCACGGCCGCTTCCATCACTGCGCCAGTCGGCACGGTGCCAGCTACAGCCGCGGCAGTGGTCGAAGTTACGAGGCCGCCCTGGATCGCAGCAGCAGACACGGCGCCAGTGACGTTCACCGCTACCGGGTCATTCTGGATCTGAGAGGCCTTGGTCTCGATGATCGCCGGAGCCACGCCAACAGAGAACAGGGTCTCGCCAGCGCCGCCGACGACGTTAACCACGGCAGCGGTAGTGAACGGGCCGAAGGTGGTCGTGCCGTTGACGATGGTCCCGAGCAGCGAACGGGTAGGCGGCTGGTTCGGGTACAAGCCGAGCTGCCAAACCTGCGCCTGGTCCTGGGTGAAGACGACGATGCTCTCGCCGGCAGGGATTGCCACGTTCACCGCCGAGCCGTAGTCGAAAATGATGCTAGAAGCCATGATTGAATCCTCTGAGTCTGGTGAGGGCTGAGGCGCTAACCCCAGCCCTTTCATTCATCCAAATGCGAATGATTTATGTTTGTGAAAACAGCAGAATTCCGCACATTTCCGGGTTCGCGCACACCGTGCCGAACAGAGTATCCATCCGGTACTTGATGTTGCCGGTGTTGATATCGGCGAATTTCTGCATCACCAGCTCAATGCCCTGATCGGTGGTGCCGCGCATTACTGCAACGCCAGCGTCCGATGGGGTAGCGATACGGCCAGGCAGGATCTCAATCGCATCTTTCTGCCAGAACACGTTGATGTTCGCGGCCACGGTGTTCAGGAACACGATTGCAGCGGTAGCCGAAGGAGTGACGGTCACGTTCTGGTACTGAAGCTCAGCGTCCGAACCACCTTGAGCCGAGATGATCGGCGGGCTGATGGTCATGGTGGTGGCCGAGTCAACCGAGATCACGCGGAAGGTCTTCAGCTGGCCGGTGTCGCCCTTGGTGATGTGGTGCACAGCGTTCACGCCAGCGATGGTGAAGGCGTCGCCTGCTGCCACGTTGGTGGTGCTGGAGATGGTCACGCGCTGGAAGCGGTTGTCGACGTTGCTGGTCTCGCCAGTCACTGCTACGGAGGTGGCTTTCGGCACCCAGTAGTTGGCCGCGCCCACCAGAGTGGAAACGGTCAGACCTGCGCCGCCAGCTGCTGCTGCCAAGCGGTTTGCATAGTCCAGCTTGTAGGTGTTGAACGAGGCTACCGGGCCAACGAATGCGCGCTCATAGGCCTTGTCGGACTTGCCGCCGTTGAACGAACGGGAAGCCACTTGCAGGTTGGCGGCCATGCCGTTGTAGTCGCGGGTCGACAGAGCCAGGTAGCGCTCATAGGACGGGATGCCTTGTTCGTTGAAGATGGCATCGCACTGAGCCACGTCATCGAAGCCGGACGCGGCCACGGTGCGCTTCACGACCAGAGTGCCTTGGCTCGATGCGGTGTTCATGATCGCGACGTTGATGTCAGACGCCAGCTTCTGCTTGGCGGCTTCACCGAGGCGGCCTTCTTGCAGCTGATCGCGCAATTCCAGGTCTGTCAGGATCCATGGAGCCGAGCGGCGGTTGCTGATGGATGACGGAACCGACAGCTGAGTGTTCAGCTGGAAGTTCGCGGTCTGGTCTGCGCCGGAGAAGGTGTTGGCGATGTACGGCATCGGGCGCCAGATGGTGTCGTTCGAACGCTCCATGCTGCGCTGGTCGGTGTTGTACTTGCGCACGTTGCGCGACAGAACCAGTTGATCGTCGAAACCTTCGAGGATGTCTTCGAACGCTACCCGTTCTTCTTTGGAAAAGCTGGACATGGCAATGAACCTTTTATGAATGAGAAATTGAGTGCGGAATGCACTGTCTTAACTCATCCATAAAGGGCTGGATGGCGGCCTTTCGTATTGCGCTGCCGATATGCTGGCGAGGCGTTGGTGATGCGTGGGTGGCCGGTGCTGATCTCCGGCTTTAATCGATTTGCTTCTAGGGATGCACGCCCGATTCAGTCATCCTTCTTTCCGGATCAGCCTCCGGTATCACCCACAAAACAAGCATACAGCCTATTGACTAATTATCAAATCAGGCTTTCTGCTTCTCACGCTGCTGGCGCTTGTAGGCCGCAACCTTCGACATGTCGCCGGTCTTCTCGGCTTCGGCACGCAGACGCTCCAGGTTGGAGTCGACAGAGCCAGAGATCGATGCACCACCGCTGCGAACCTTACCCTCAGGCGGAGGCGCAGACTTGCTCTTTGCTTGAACTTTCAATTGAGTCTCCAGTTTCGCGATGGCGAAGGCGAATTTTACCGCGTCAGTGATGCCGGCCAGTTCTTTTGCCTTGGCCGGGTTCTTGCCAAGTGCGTAGACGACCAATGCTGAGTTGTCGGCGCCTTGAACAATGATGCCTTGCTGAGTGGTGCTGAGCGTATTGAGAACAGTGCTCTCTGCGTCGTCGAAGTCGCGCACCTTTAGCCCTTCTTTGGCCTTGGCGTAGGTGGTCAGCCGACCTTGCCACTCTTGCTGCTGGGCTTCGATCTGTTTCTGCTCGTCAGCCTTAGCCTGATCGACCTGTCGCTTGCGGTCGTGCCAGGCAGTCAGCTTGACTTCGAAGTCTTCAGCATCCCAATCAGAGTCTTCCAAGGTCGGCTTAGGACCAAGCTCAGGAGCCTTTGACGCCGGCGCAGCTTTGGCGGCCGCCTCCTGCTCAAGCTCGCGAATGCGCTTGGCCTGCTCCTTGGTCTGCTTGCGAAGATCCTTCACCCACTTAGGCGCGGTCTTCTCTTCCTCGTCTTCGACCGGGGGCTTCTCGTCGCCGATCGTTACAACAACGCTGTCGTCGTCATCCTCTTCTTCCAAGGATTCCTCTTCGACCTCGCTGGTCACCTCTTCCTCTTGCAGCTCGGCCTCTTGCTCAAGCTCTTCAACTTGGTCGTCATGCAGTTGGTCAGACATTCGAAGCTCCATTTGCTCGCCCGGTTAATCGGCCCGGGCGGTTGCCGTGTGGTTTATGGTCGCGGCGCGCTTGGATCTACCGCGACAACTGTTAAATCTGCTGGCTGTTGAGGCTGCATGCCTTGCTCAAACTTGTCGATCAGTGCAAAGGCCTGGTCTTGCTGGCTCATGTCGATCTCTTGCGCGATCTTGAGCGTTTCGGCCTTGGTCTTCTCTGCGTCGGCGATGGTGCTGATGGTATCGGCGCGAGCCTTGACCGCTTTCGCTTCAGCCTCTTGCGCTGCCGCCTGCAAGTATAAGGTATTCGGGTCAGGCTGTGCATTGGCTGCCTGGGCTTCGAGCTCGGCGCGCTCTTCTTCGGTTGGCTCGATGACTCCCATGCCGACCAGCTTTTTGCGGAAGTATGCGACAGCCTCTTCAACGCCTGGACCTTCCATGTTCATCATGATCATGGCGCCGAGAACCTGCAGGGTTTCAGGGTCAGATGCAATCTTCATCATCTCGATGAGCTGGCGGATGGTTGCGGACTTCTTGCTGCTGGAGGACGGCCCAACCTCAACAGCGACGTCGAACTTCGCTTTGGACAAGTCATTCTCTAGGGTTTTGCCCTTGTCGGTCATGACAGGCTTGAGCAGTTCAATGCTCCCGACATCATTCAGCGGAGATACCGTCTTCATCCGGCGACCTTCCTCGACCAGAACATCTTTGGCCATGGACAGCCAGATCTCGCCGGAACGCTTCATAGCTTTGGCCATGTTGCTCAGGTAGATAAACGTCTGCATGCCGAGGCTGTTCTGAACCAACTCTACGGCTTTCTCGCTGATGTTCGCGCGGATCTGCTCGCCTGCCTGGGCATTCCCTAGCAAGTCCTGCATATCCGTCTCGGTGATCTGAAGCAATGCGGCCAGGGCTGGCGGGATCTCTGGTGCCTTGGTGTAGCCGATCGGAGGAGACGGCATCATCTGCCCATTCGCATCAGTGATCGGGTTCAGCAGGAGGTATGGGTAGTTCTTGATGTTGTCCTCAGACCACATGACCTGATGGCCGGCGATCTGCTCAGGCGTGACGATGGGCTTCTCAACGGAGCCTAGCGCGCTCACCTCGCCAAGCTTGGACAGCTGCATGTTCTTCAGGCGCTGGGCGTCTTTTGCCAGGCGAACGTGACCCATGCAGCGCTCAATGTTATCCACATACCATCGCTTGCCATACATCGGCACGATAGGGATGCACTTGCCGGCGATGTAGCCGCAGTCTTCGAGGACCTTTCCGCCCGACATTACGTATTTGCGGACCTTGCGGACCTTGATTGGCTTCTCGCGCACCAACTTGCTGCCGACAGCGGTCAGCATGTCGAGCAGTTCTTCGTCATCTTCGAAGTCGGACGCTCGATATACGGTCTCCTCACCATCAAGGCCGCGCCAGATTTGAGCACGCTCTTTCTTTTCCTCGACCTTGTAGTATTCCGCAACGAACACGACATCAGGGGTGCACCAGTCGAACTCGGTCTGATGGATTGCCTTTGGCCAGGATGCAGGGTCATCGCCCCACTCGGCCTTGTAGGCGCTTGGCGACATAGCGGTCAGGACATAGCAGGACCTGGCGTCGGCCTTGTCCTGACGTTTCGCGTTGAGATCGAAGAACACTGAGCTGTCTGCGTCATAGATAGGCTCGATGCAGATGCGCTGGCGATCGTCTTCAGGATCCTCGTCATCCTCGTATGCAGCACGGAGTCGCCACGCCCCATAGCCACCGCCGACCGCCTCTTCGAAGGCGTTGTCGTATGCCTCATCGGCCGTGCTGGCCTGCTCATCTGCCCGGTAAAGACCATCGCAGGTGTCAGCCAGCTTGTCGTTCTCGCTGCCGTCCTTGCTCACGAAATCGACGGTGATCCGGTTGTTCCGGTATTCCGAGATAATTCGAATGACGGCAAGGTGGCACTTATTCACCT